ATATGGAACTGATAGTAATTAAAGAACAGGAATTAGGTGCTGATGGCATCAACCATGTTATTGGCGTAGTTGATAGTATGGACAGGGTGGATGATATGCTAATGGCTTATTATGGAGGGGCTTACGAAGTTGTTAGCTACACAACATTTAACGAGGCTCAGGCCGTGAAAAGGTTAAAGGTGTTGGAATATAATGAAGATTTTTATATGGCTGACATCTATATGGTTAAATACAAACTAAATGAAATATAGCAATGTACAAGGATGTTAATATTGAATACAAGGGCGTGGAGTTGAGGGTTTACGGAAGCTATTCTCCTCCAACACCTCCTGTGCTAACATTTGATGGTGGTTATGGCCATATGGGTGACAGGGCAGAGTTTGAGGTGGAAGGCATAGAGTTTTATGGAGATGATTTTTATGATTTATTAGAAAGTCAATTAGCCGAAATAGAACAGGCTGTTATTGAACATTTACAAACTAAAGATATAGTTGATGACTAAACACAGACCTCGATTAAATGAAGAAGAATACAAGCTCATACAAGAGTTTAGAGGTATTCAAAGGAACGCTGAAAGCGTTGATTTAAACCACAAAGACGTAAAGCAGGGGTGGCTAAAAACCAAAACGGCCTCTCTGTTTTTTAAAAACCCTTCTTTTAAAGAACCTGATTTCGATCCCGATAAAATCAATTGGGAAGAGGTTGTTAAGAATGCTAATCTTCCAAACATAAGCCCCCCTGAGCAGACAGATGTATCAATGACAGGACAATTTGACAGGCTTGTTATAACAGATACACACATTGGTATGAACCCTAATCCTAATGATGGTTATAGCTTGTATGGTGGTAAATGGGATGAAGAAGAACTTGAGGAACGTGTTGATATTGTTTTACATACAGTGCTGAGTAGAAGAAAATCTAATATTCTTATTATAGATGAATTGGGTGATTTAATGGATGGCTGGGATGGCAAAACTGTAAGGAGGCAGCATGATCTTCCTCAGAATATGACAAACCAAACGGCATTTGATGTAGCATTACGGTTTAAGATTAACTTAGTTGGGAATTTGGCTCAAGTGTATGATAAGGTGCATGTTAATAATATATGTGAGGACAATCATAGTGGAGCATTTGGCTATGTTGTGAACTCGGCATTTAAAATAGCAATTGAGTCCATGACAGAGAATGTCAAGGTGATGAATTACAGGAAATTCATGAATCATTACAGGATAGGGAAGAATGTTTTCATTATCAGCCATGGCAAGGACAGTGAAAACTTAAAGTTTGGGTTTACGCCACATATAAAAGATAATCAGATACAAAAGATTACAGATTATATTGATGAGCATTTTCTATATCAGCCAGACGTAAGAATTGAATTTAGCAAAGGGGATAGCCATCAACTACTATTCGACCATTCAAGCAGTGATAAATTTGACTATTTTAACTACATGGCTTTTTCCCCTTCTTCTTCTTGGGTGCAGGCCAACTATAAGAAAGGAAAGAGTGGCTTTACATTCTTTAATTACAGGGATACGAATGATTATAATATTCATCATGAGTTTTTCAAATGGAAAAAATAGACAAGGGGTATAGGAAGTTAAATAGTGAGTTGAGGATGTTGTTATTCTCAATTGAAAGGGTGTGTGGGCTTGACCAAGGGGATGGGGAGGTGTTTAATGAAGGGAGAAGGATTAGGGAGGTGGTTGATGCCCGACACATCTTTTCATATATTGCTATTAACTATTTGGAATATTCTCACCAAAAGGTGAGGGATTGGATGGGGATGAAATACACCTCCAATATAACGTATGCTACTGGAAGGGTGGAGGATTTAATCAGGTGCAATGTTGCATACAGGAATAGGGTGTATAATGTCGCAGTTGAATGTGGAATTGTCCCTTTAATTAATCATGTGGTACGTATTACGAAAAATAAGGGAAGATGAATGTTACAAAAATATCAAAACAGCAAATAGAAAGGGCTAAAAAGTTATACCCATTCAAAGAACTTAAGGGTTCTATAACGAAAGGAAAAGGCAATATGTTTGGAGCATTAGGGGAGATAGTCGTTTGTGATTTATTCAAGAGCAGAGGTCTTGATGTTGATTTTAACTCAACTTATGATTACGATTTAATTATAAATGGGAATAAGGTTGATGTTAAAACAAAAAGAACAACCGTTGTTCCGAAGGATTATTACCTATGTAGTATTTCCTCTTTTAACACAAGACAAAAATGCGACTATTATTTCTTTTTGAGGATTAATGAGAATATGGAGGATTGTTATTTATTGGGATGGAAGAGTAAAGAGGATTTTTTTCATGAGGCAATATTCAACAGGAAAGGTGAGTTGGATGTTAATGGGTGGGCTTTTAAAGATGATTGCTATAATTTAAAAATATCAAGTTTAAATAAATTTAACATGTAAATGGCAGAGCCTAAAAACAAGAAGAAAATAATATTCAGCCCCAAACAGTTGGAAGCATATAATTATTTAATAGATGATGTTACTACAGAGGTGTTTTTCGGGGGGAGTGCTTATAGTGCTAAAAGTTGGCTTGGTGTTACATGGCAATTGGTAAGCTGTGTTAGTCATCAGGAAGTGGCCTATGCAATTGCCCGTAAGCAATTAAAGAAAGCCAAGGAGACAACTTTAAAGACATTCTTTAAGGCAGCAAGGTATTATGGCTTGTATGATTATTTCAAATACAATGACCAGAAGGGGCTGATAACATTCAAGGGAACAGGAAGTGAAGTGAGGGTTGTTGAAATGGAGCGTAAGCCTGATGATCCTGATTTTGATAAATTCGGTTCGTTAGAACTTACAGGGGCGTTCATTGATGAGGTTGCTGAGGTGGACGAACAGGCTTATGACGTTCTTAGTACAAGGGTGGGGAGACAGAACAATGAGGAGCATGGTATATTAGGAAAAGTGTTGTCTGTCTCCAATCCTACTAAGAAGTGGGTGTATAGGCGTTTCTACAAACCGTTTAAAGAAGGCTCTCTTCCAGAGAGCAAGAAAGTGGTGTTGGCTCTTCCTAAAGACAATAAGTTTGGGGACAAGCGTTATATTGAACACCAACTTAAGTCTATTAAGGACGAAGCAACAAGGCAAAGGTTGTTTTTAGGGAATTGGGAATATGAGGATGACAACACTAAGCTTGTTGATTATACAGATATTTTATATATCTTCGAAAACAGAAGGCTTAGTGGAGGTAATCATTACATTACAGCAGATATTGCTCGCTTTGGGAGAGACAAAACGGTTATTATTTATTGGAATGGTTGGCGTGTTGAGGAAATCCATGTCATAGCAAGGGGAGATTTAACTTTTGCTAAGGAGCAAATTGAAGAGTTGAGGAAAAGGTTTGGTGTTCATAAGCATAACGTATTAGTGGATGCTGATGGATTGGGGGCTGGCCTTGCTGACTTTGGTGGTTATAAAGGTTTTATGAATGCAGCCAAGCCAATACATTCTGGAAAAACAGACAAGCGTGATCATTTTGCCAATCTTAAGAGCCAATGTTATTTTCATCTTGGAGACAAGGTAAGGGAACAGGGGCTTTATATTGACAAACTCAACCTTAAGCGCATAGAGGTTAATTCTATTATAGAAGAGCTTGAGCAAGTGAAGAGAGATAAGGCTGATGAGGATGGTAAGGTTAGGGTGCAGAGTAAGAAGGATTTTATAAGGGCTTTAGGGCGTTCTCCTGACTACGCTGATGCCTTAGCAATGAGAAGCTTTTTTGATTTAGAGAACAGTTTTGATGGATATTTAATTTAAAAAACTATGAAAATATTTAAACACCGTTGTAAATTAGGGGATATAATCTACTCATTACCAGTGATTAAGCATATGGGAGGGGGTGTGCTATACCTCGACCCTGACAGTCCTCATTTTCCTAATCAGCATGACATATGGGTGGAGAGGTTTCAATGGCTTATTCCTCTTCTTCGAAGACAGCCATACATAGAACACGTTAAGGTGTGGGAAGGGGAGCCTTACGAAGTGGATTTGGATGACTATATGAAAACAACACATCTAACGAAGGGTGACAGGGTTAGTATTGTTGATAATCATTTCATAGCTCAAGGCTTTGAGCCTGTCCCTTACAATCCATGGTTACATGCATGTGGAATGAGTAGACTAAACGCCACTATAGTGGCTAATAGTAATAACCATCACGACCCTGAGTTGGATTGGAGGAAATACATAAAAGGGAACGAACTGTTTGTAGGCACGGAAAAAGAAGCTGATGAGTTTGCCGATAGATGTGAGCATAGACTAAGAAACATTGTATGTCAGAACGCCTTGCAACTTGCGGAGATAATCAGGGGTGCAGAGATATTTATGGGCAACCAGAGCCTTCCTTTGGCTATTGCTTTAGGATTAGGCAAGAGGTGTTTGGTGGAAGAAACTCCGCTTTATCCAAATTGTATTATGGGAAATTATGTAAAATTATGAGTCAATTACATCAATTTAAAGAAAGTGAATTAGCTCACCAATACCTTGACGGACTCAAGGGAATAGAGATTGGTGGAAGCTGGTGGAATCCATTCGGGCTGGATGTTGTTTATTCAGACCTCAACCCAATGGGCTACCATGAGGAAAAGCACGGGAAATCATTACCAATAGAGATTGTATGTGCTGGAGATGACATTCCTGTGCCTGACAAAAGCTTTGATTTCGTTATAAATAGCCATGTTTTAGAGCATTTCTATGATCCCATAAGGGCATTGTTAGAATGGAAGAGAATAGCCAGAAAATACATATTTCTAATCATTCCTCATAAGGAAAGGATATTTGACAGGGACAGGATATGTACAAGTGTTAACGAACTAATACTAAGGCATAAGGAGGATGTGAAGGAGTATGAAGACAGGCATTGGAATGTTTGGACTCCTTCCAAGTTTATGGAACTTATGGATTATATGGGCTTTAATGTTGTTGAAATGCAGGAGAGGGACGATAAGGTGGGGAATGGTTTTACGGTGGTGATTAAATTGTAATTTTTCTTGACATTCCAGTTTTATTGTCGTAGGTTTGTAGTGAATTTAAAACTATAAAATCATGAAACACACTAAAGGAAGTTGGAAAATTACAAAATCCATTGCCCCATTTACAGGGTTAGCTGATGAGTTAGAAATATCATCAAATGAATCAGAAGAATGGATTGCTTTATGTCATAACGAAGCCAACGCCAAGCTAATTGCAGCAGCTCCTGATTTATTGGAGGCTTTGCAACTTATGTTAGATGTAACGGCAGTAACTCCTATTGATGCAGAAAGGCTATTAGAAGTAAAGGAAGCTTCAAGAACCATAATCAAAAAAGCAACATTATGAACGTGTACACACAAGCTGTGCCTGACAGGTATAGTATAAACAAAGGAAAATACGACAAGGAGGTTGGCTTTCATAATGGAATGGATATAACCAAATGGATACAGG